GAACCAATGGCGTTGTGTGTACGAGAGCGGGCACCCGCAACATAACCTTCGGGTGGAATCGTGACGCTTACCGCACCATTGGGAACAACAACCCAAGGATGATAGAAAGCCAAGAACTCGTGATTCGGTGCGCTTGTATATGCTTCCGAAGCAGAACGAGCCGCTGCGAGACTTGCGCTTGACGCAAATCCGCACAAAGCAATACGGTTGTTGCTTGATGCATGGTCTTTCAATGCGTTATAAATTGTTGCGTCACCGCTACCTGTTGCGAGACCCGGAATGGCGACACAACCCGAACCGAGTTCTTCGGGGAAGAACGCAAGAGCCGCAATGAAATCGGCTGTAGCAATTGTGCCGTCTGTTCCGTCTTCAAAGTTTGTTGAAGCGGCAGATGCAAGGTCGGCAGTGCCATCAGCACCCGCCGTCAGTGCGGCTGTGCAATAGTTTGCAAGAGTCGCAGAGGCGTTAACCGCAGATACCGCATCGTTCAAATTTGTGAACGAAGCAGAATAAATTTCGTAGTCCGAATAGGCAACTGCAAGAGTGAAACCACCAGCAATTGAAGTCACGGTTGCGCTGAGGTTGTTACCCCAAGTTCCGCGACCCACTGCGGTCAAAGTGATGCCTGGGCTACTTGTACCAACGACCAAAGCAATATCTGCTTTTACCGCATCGGCATCTGTTGCGCGGGCAACATAGGCGCTGACCCCACCCTCTTCAAAAAATGTTTTGACCGAAAACCATGTGTAGTGGTTTGTTACATGGACGCCAAACTTTTTTTCGTAATCCTCAAGCGATGTAATGAATACTGCTTTACTGTCGATTCCTCGCTGTGCTTGACCAACAACAAAGAACGTGGCGGCTGGTGCCGCTCCCGTGTTGATAGCGCCTGTGCGAACTGCTGTGGAAATTGTTACTCCGGGCATCCGGCGTCCTCCGTCGTTGAAAGGTAACTCAGGAAATATTGCTTACAGCGAGTATACATTAGTTAGATGTTCTCAACTGAAACGCTGTCAATATTGTCTAAAATTTGCGAACTATCTAAGACAAGACTTTCAGACTGGTCTTCGACATCTTCAATCTTCGGCTCAATCTGCGTTTCATTGATTTCGCCTACATTTTCTTCAACTTTTTGCGTTTGGGCAACAGGAAGACCTTGGGAGGTATCGTTCTCTTGGTGGCTCTGAACCTTTGTTCGGGTTTTCCCATTTTTTTTTGCGCTCTTCTTGGAAGTCCCCGCCATGACCAACACATGTCCAATTTCGATGAGGTTTTGGACGACAGGATTATCGTCAACCCAAGCCGCCTGATGAGAATTAAGCAAATGTCCTTCTGCGGTTAGGGCGACATAACCATCTGTCTGGTTCCAGACACGAACCATCCCCTCTTCACCATTAAAGGATTTATCAGTAATTACACGCATCTGCTATTCCCCGCGAAGATTGACTGTTTCTGTCTGTATTTCGTCCAAATCAGCAATTTTGTCTCGATACATTATTTCATTCAGCATTAAATCATAGCCTAAATAGGCACCAGCCAATACTCTGTCACCTTTTATCAAGGTAAGGTCAGAAAACTCTTCTGTTATGGACGATTCATCAATGTATGCATCACACCCATAAATCTCATCGTGACGGTTCAAAGAAGGTCTGTCAAGCAAAGACGCACGAACCACCGTGGTGAGGCGGTCACGCATCAAAGTAACCTGTTCAGAACCCTCGGTTTTTGTCCAAATATATGTTCTCATGCTGTAGTTCGCCCGATACATGGGGTCGCCACCCATGCCCTGCATTAGTCTTTCAAAATTACTTGTAGAAATGGCGACAGTAATGATTGTCGGCCAATGGTCAAGGGCGATGGGTTCGTAGGTCAAAAAATAGTCTGGTGTGGGCAATTCCCTGTCATCAAGATTCCAACCGCTTCGGTACTTGATGATGCGCAAAGGTACATCTGCGTTCAAATAGTTATTGACATATGCTTTGGCGAACTGTGCGCCCTGCATTAATTCACTCATCGGAACCGCCCATATACAACATACTCGCCGGTGTGTTCAGCCAATGTACGAGCAAAACCCTTCGGTTCATAAACAATCTGTCTTTTAGCCATTTTTGATGTTCCATATTGATGAAACTTTGCGTATTCGACGTCTGTTCCAAATTCCGCCGACATTAAACGGATTTGGTTTGTCGGACCGTCAAGCCTTATCAAACTATTTTTCAGGTTGCCCGTAACCTCAAGAATCGGGCGACCCGGAAAATTAATAGATTTCCAAGCAGAATATTTTTGGTCAAGCGGAGCCCACCCGCCGACAGGCAAACCCGATGAGGCAAAATTTGCTTTATTTGCTTTTTCTAGTTCTTTCTTCGCCCATCTAAAAACTGCACGAAAATCCTTCGACCTGCGCTCCATGTCGCGCATTCTTTTGATGGCTTTTTCTGCATAAACCCTAACTTTTATGTCAACAGCCATGGTTAGCCGATTCTGTGTCTACGCCAACGCTTAACCGCAAGAAGTTCTTTTTCCAAAAATCCTGTTTCAAGTGGGGCGACATTCCTTGTTTCAAGGTCTTTCACTCCGACAACATCATCGTGCATGTTTTGCATTTCACGGGTCGCTGCCCTGAGAATCATCAACTTCATCATTTTTATGTTTTCACCCGCAAGACCCGCATCATAAGTCACGAGAACCTTGTCGTTGGCAAAAGCGGTGTACAAATCAATTCCATATTTTCTTACAACGAAATCCCGCCCCTCAACCTGCGGATGCTCTGTTGCGTTGTGCGGATGAACAATTTTTACCGAATCAACACTGACGACTGGCGAATTGTCAAAATAGACAGTGACCGGAGGCTGAGCAACATTGGTTAATTCGTTCGTTGTTGAATCATCGCTGTCGTATAAAAAGGACGACATAGGAACACCAACCTGGTTGTTGTCCATGACATAAACTTCTTCAAAAGTATCCACCTCAACCGGACGCCGAAGATGCGCCTCAAGTTCACTTTGCAACCCTTCAAGGACATATTCCGCAGCCTCTTCTTGACGGCTTGAAAAACGAATGTCCATGTATTTCTGCAATTCAGAAACCGTTACGAGCACGGCTCACCTCCCGGTTAACGACGGTTGGTACGGCGTCTTTCGAGACGGTTGGCAATCCCTCTTGCCACACGAGCAAGGGCGCCCCTAATCCCACCTCGTCTACGGGGTGTCACTTGTGCCGTGCGACTTGTTGACCGTGGATTTCCTGCGTTTCTGCCAGCACGGGCGGCGGTTGCCCGTGTTCTTGCTGCGCCCTGACGTGCACGCTGTGCGGCACGGCGACCCGCCAAAAGTTCTTGTTGACGACGGCGATAATAACGAGCATTACCCGGCACCCTACGACCACCCACGACGCGAGGGCGTCGCTGAAACCGCGCACGACGAACTACATTACCACCGGTATCAATATCTGTGCGGAATTCAACATCTTCCGTAAATCGGGGTCGTGGCATCACTACTCCTAAAAGAAACTATAACGAGATTACCACATTTAAGGAAACCTCGGCTAAAACTACCTATCCGAGTTGGGCGGTCTTTCTATAAAAGATGTCTCGACTTCAATGTTTTTGGGGGCTTCGATTGGAACCCACGCTCTTGAGTATTCATATTTTTCCCAATTTTTCTTCTTTAAAAGCCCGCCAGAAAGCAGTAGGTCAATCTCGTCATCACCCATCAAAAGAATATTTGACAAATCCTTTGCGTCATATTTACCCGAGTAAATGATTTTCTTCAATAAACCGCTCAGACCGACAGGATGTGAGTTTCCCCTCGCCCTGTTAAGACGAACATGCAAAACCATTGCATCAATCTCATCAACATCGTGATAAATGACGGGAGCAAACTTGCCGTACTTGTTTAAAAATTTATCTTCGGAAAGCGCCATGTCCCATCTTTTTGTTCCATCAATAATTGTTTGGTTGGACAAACAAACGACTAAAGGTTGCAACCAGCCGGACTCAATCATGGAGATTCTAAGCAACATTTTTTCTGGTCTCAGCAAATATGTTGAACCCCAAGATGGGGGTTTCAGCGAAGACAGTGGGACATCTTGAATATTCATTAATAATCCTCTCCCGTTTCTATGGCTTTCATTCTCATTGTATGCGCCCGAGTTTTCGGTCCGACGGGTGTCGGGGTTGATTGATGAAACTCATTCAATAGAAGAGTTCTAATCAAGTATTCAAGAGGAAAACCGAAAGGGTCAACTGCCCTCTTTTTTCTAAACTCCGAAGCGAATTTCATTGCGTCACGATTGATACCCGGCGTCAACATGTTGTCTTCAATACAATCTCGCACGCCGTCCCACCCGTTTGAGGCATAAGTAGAAATCAAAGTTTCAATATCAAAAAATTGCCAATATTTTCTCTGTGCGTCAATTTGTGGAAAACATTTGACGAGTCGGTCATAAAACTCTGGCTCGGTCAGGACAACATCCCCAATTCTACGAATAGCAACCGAATGTAGGGGTATCCCGACCCGCGAGTTGCTGTTGGTCATTTCAGCCAAATCGTAATACTCGCAATATTCCGCATCGTGTTCATGAATCAAAAATTTAAGAACATCGTCGGTTGTCCAATCGTAGATAATTTTCGCAAATCGCAACGGCAACGATTTGGGCAAAAGAAAAGGCACAACAATGTAGTTCTCGTGCAACTTCTGTACGCACGACCTGTATCTAACCATGGACTCGTTTGCCCTGACGCCGGTGATAAATGCGGTTCTTCCCCGTTTGCCCTGCATCGTGTAATAATCAACCAATTTGGGACACGGCTTTGATGGGTCTAAACCAAAATGTTCTGCGCGGATAGCCCAAGGAGGCATGTCCCTGACAAGCCTGCCGTCCTCCTGCCTTGCCTTAGACCAGAGCAACACATATTCACGACGACCCAAAACCCAAACTTCTTGACCCGATGGAAGGCAGTACCACTCCATGTCAACCCAATCGTATTGACGAACTTTTTCAATAAAACGAATCACGGAGGGGCTGACCATTTCTTCGTCACGAAAAATAACTTTTACAGGACCCAAACCCCGTTCTTCGTGAATTTCTTTAGCCAAATATAAAATGGCGGTGGAGTCTTTCCCACCCGAAAATTGAACACAAACAGTATCGAATGTGTCGTACACATGCCTGATTCGCTGTCTCGCTGCTTCGACA